GGGCTTCTTCGATAGCATGACACACCTTTAGTGGTGCATCTAGCGATGCGCCTGTCGGGATTTAGGTCCCCGACGCATGCTATGACTTTCGGTCTTAGACCACGTCGTACCACAACTTGGAGTTATTAGATGCCTAGCTTTGATGATTGGTCTTCCCAGATGAGCCTGCAAAGGCAACGTTGGGAAGGCCGCATCAGAACTTGGAACAACACTCCTAACTTTGGTACTATCAGCAAGGACTCGCGTCCCATCAATGGATATAGTGACAAGCGACTGAAAGCGTCGGCTACGCCGACGACCCAGTGGCTTCGATCTTACCCATCTGATGCGCTTCTTAGTCAGACCAATTACATCTGGGACCTGAACCGCGTCTACTCATTCTACAATTACACGATGACTTCACAGTCAACGCGTATTGGGACTGAGTGGGGCGCGCTTACATGGAACCTAGAGAATGATCTGGAATTGAAGCTCCTGCTGAAAATCGCCGATGCAAAAGTTAACCTTGCGGTTATGTATGCAGAGGCGTCCAAGACGTCCGACTTGATCTTAGATACGGCACGCCGTATCGACAGAGCTTATCGAGCGTTTCGGAGAGGCAACTTGAAAGTCGTTGCCTCGGAACTTGGCATCTCTCCACATAAGGTCCATAAGACCTGGTTGGAGTATCGCTACGGTTGGTTACCGTTGCTTATGGATGTCAAGGGTAGCGCTGAGTTCTTTGCTCAGCAATACATTGTTCGGCCCGTACGGTGGAAAGCCTCAGTGAGTAAGAAGGTCGTGATGGCCCTCGATCTCTCTGAGGATATGAATCCGTGGGGAGGTCCACCTACTTCACATATGTCCGAGCTCCTTTCTAGGAGCCTTGAGACGAAGATGGTGGCCTGGTGTGAGCTTACCAGCCCGCACCTATCCGAACTGCAACAGTTGGGCTTGACGAACCCTTCTTTAGTTGCATGGGAGCTCGTTCCGTTTAGCTTTGTTTTCGACTGGATCATTTCAGTCGGGGATTGGCTAACGGGTTTGACGGCTCTCCAAGGTGTGACGGTTCTACGAGCGTTCACTAGCTCTGTGCTCTCTGAGGGATACGTGTGGTCTAGTCCGCCGAGTGATCGGCATGACGCGGCCTATCGTTATATCTCAGAGGCGCAAGAGTATATGCACTCGTTCCGCCACTATAATCGAGTACCTTTGGTGCTCGATCCTTCCTCCCTCGTACCGCCAGTGTCCACGAACCTTACCTGGAAACAGATGGTAAGTGGCCTGGCGTTGTTGCGAGGGGGGTATAGAGGTCACGGCGTTTAGTCGCTAGGGGCCTTTCTTCCTTTGTAGGAGTATTGATGGCAGCAGCTGCCGCACTGACGCTCAAGAACAACGCCGCCGCGAACGTCACGTTCGATGTCTATTCGGTTAACCCCGATAGCGTCGAATGGGTCGAAAGCGGTGCAACGTCGATTCTTGGGACGTCCCGTTTTGTTCTTTCTCGGGTCATCCCGGCGGACAAAGCGGCGGGTGTTTATCGCACTCGAGGCAAATTGACGCGTCCGGTTGTTAACGGCACGTCTGGTCTTCTCGATGGTACGCTTACTGCGACCTTCGAGATTCTCCACCCCGCCAAGCTCTCGACGGCCGAGACTGATGAGCTGTACGCGCGCTTCAAAGAAGCGATCGGACAGGCCATCGTCAAGACCGCCGCTGAGTCTGGCGCGATTCCCACTTAATCCCTTAACCTGAGGTACCTGAAATGACTCATTCACACGAAGTGATGAATCTTGAGACGATGGCTCAATGCCTCGCCGATGCTCGCACACTTCTCCGGGATGGAGATATGTGTGCTGACACCTATGTCAGCCTTCTAGAAGAAGCCTCACGGCTTATCCGGTCGGTTCTGGCATTCGCACAGGACGTCGGGTTGGAGATTCGAGATGAGGACATCGCGGAGGCCTATGAGATCGTGGACCATCTCAAAGTGGTTCGCGCTCATAGGAACAGCGCTTGCTTCCAAGGAGGGGACTGGGATCTTTATCTCAGTCTTCAAAATCCTGGTTGCAATCCTGACAGCGATTATGGCTTCGCGCCACCTTCCTGTTTCGGAGTCGCGCTCTGACCAGACAGAGGGCAAAACAGAAGAATGCCCTCTTCGGAACACTACAGGTTTCCTGTAGAGATTTCAGGGCCCCTCCCGGGGTTCTGTTCCGTGTTGCCGTTGACTTGTTTGAGTCGCTCAACACACCTGTCTCACTATCTTGTGAGATTTTGCTCCGTTATGGAGAGTTAGAACAGCTTGTTCGCAAGACTGTTCATCCGCGAGATTATAACTCGCCTCTTCGTTTTCGAGATGACTGTCAAGCCGTCTCGTTTTTGAAGAAGACGCCTCTAGAGATAGAAGGCGTGGATCCTCTCCTAGCTGCAAAGGAGAAATTCTTTGCTTCGGAGGTTTCGTGTGCTCAGACTAACGCAAGGTTCAGAGCTCTCTGTGCGGGTGTGAATAACACCACGCCAGCAATGAAGGCGATCCTCTTGGACGCCGTTGCTGAAGTGCAGAGGGTACTGGGCCCTTGCGTGAATTCTGCTGAGTGGCTCGATGCGTGTCGTTTTGGCCCCGGTGCTTTTAATCACACCGATGCAAGGGGTTTAACGTCCCTTTACGATAAGCTGCAAGTCACACCGTCAGTCACTCATGACTTGGCGGATGTCGGGGCCCTGCTCGTGATGAGTCGGCCACCGTGGGCTCGGTCCGTTACCAACTGCGAGATCGAGGGCTTCTGGCCCTTGATCAAGCGGGAGGATATGGATCTTGTTCCGGGCAACAGAGTAGCTTTCGTGCCCAAGACCGCTGTCACGCACCGCACGATCGCCATCGAACCTCTGATCAACA